TCACGGTGACGCCCGCGCCAGTGCCGCTGCCCTGGCCATAGTCGCGGCCTCGCGGCGGTTCAGCACCCGTTCTCCACGTTGCAGGATTGTCGGAACCTCGTCGGGGCGAAGACCCGCCCAGGAGCCAACCGGCCCCACGGTACCGCCGTTGTGCATACGCGGCGCCCCGGCGAAGGCCATCGCAGGCACCGAACGGCTATGTCCGGACAGTCCCACAATACCACCCGCATGCGAGACGGCCGCTGCGACGGAGCCGCCTCCAAAGATGCCAGAAAGCGCAGACGCGATGGGCCCCAGCACTGCGCGCTTGAAGGACAGGACCGCGAGGTCTGCCAGGATCGAGCGCACGAGGCCCTTGAAGTCGAACTTGCCGGTCTCAACGAAGCTTCGGAACGCACTTTCCGCGCCGCTGAACGCGCCGGTCAAGGTTTCGCCGAGGCCTTTACCCCAGTTCAGCGCATCCGTGGCATAAGCCTGAAGGATTCCGACACTGCACGCCACCCGGTGACGATCCGTTCGCCAGCACTCCCGGCTGCACCACCAGCTCGGCCCATGGCAGCCGACAGACGATCTGCAGAGGCCGTGGCCTCATCCAGCGCCGCTGCGCCTTCGTCACCCGTGCCCGCAACGGCATCGCGGAGCGCACCCCAAGAGGTGAGTGACGCCGTCGCGCCACTCGCAAGATCGGTCTCAGCCTGACGGTAGGTGTTCGCAGCGGCCAGCGCCTCGGCGGCGATCGCGTCAAGGCCAAGTTCAGGGGCTGTAAGCGGGCTATCCTCAAAAGCCCGGCGGAACGCATCCGCAGCGGTGCTCCCTGCATCAGCTGAAGCCCCCGCGAAAGGATTTTCGATATCGCCAAGGCTGATCTCACCGATCTTCGCCGAAGGTGGTCTCGATGCCCACAGCCGCCAGCGCATCACGAATGCGCCCGTGAACGGCGTCAATCCTGCGGATTGCGCCGTTCAGCATGGCCTCGATCCCGTCGAGCATGCGGTTGGCGGCCGAGAAGACGAGATCGCCAATCACGGCTGGCAAACGCGACCAGATCTCGCGGACAGCCAGTAGCGCGCCCTCGAAAGTGTTGGCGGTAGTATTGCCAAAGCGACCACGCTCTCGATGGCCCCGGCCATACCAGACGCGGCATCGGCTTTCAGGTCATAGAACATGGCGGTAGCCGCAGCCCCGGCGCTTGATGCCCCCATCTTGATCCGGCCCCAAACCTCGACCGCAACGTCTTTCAAGAGGCCCATAGCCTCGCCGAAGCCCCCTGCCCCAGAGGCAAGACGCGTGAACCAATAGACCAACTCGCCTGCGCCAACGATCAGAGCACCGATGCCGGTGCGGATGAGCGCACCTTTCAGGACAACAAGCGTGGTGGCGAGGCCTCGGACCGAGAGTGCCGCGGCAGCCATCGCGGTCGCCCAGCGACCAGCGAGGAAACTGGCGAAGGTGCTCGCATAGATCGCCAGCCGGTCAAGGTTGGCCAGCACAGCATCAAAGGCCCGGCTGATCGGGCTGGTGCTGGACGCAATGGCGACAAACGCATTAGCCACTGCCTCCAGCGACGGGGCGAGCGCCACGGCAATCCGGTTGCGCACCCCGGTGAAGACCTGCCCGATGTTGACCAGCGCGAGTTCTGAGCGGCGCATGGCGGCGATGGCATCTGCGTCGAGCACCGCGCCAAGCGCCTGCGCCTGCGCGCCAAGCCGGGTCATCTCTGCCCCGCCGTTTTGCAGCAGCGGGATAAGTCGTGTCGTGTCCGAGGCCATGGCCTCAAGATAGAAGGTCATCTCCTGTTGGCTGACACCGGCGCGCTCCAGGCTGTCGACATAGAGTTGCAGCGCTTCGGGCCCCGAAAGTCGGGCGAACTGATCGGCGGTCACCCCCACCCTTGGCGCGATGTTCTCGAAGAAATCCGCCATCGGCCCGCCGCCCGTCTGCAGGAAATCCCCCACCCGGTCATTCACGTCCTTCAGAATATCGGCGAGCTTCTCTTGCTCGATCCCCACCGTGGCGGAGGCCGCCGACCAGCGCTGGAACAGCTCCGGTGCCGCATTTGCAACTTGTGACAGCTGATCAATCTCATTGGCGGCGATGATCGTCGAGCGGGTCATTGCAACAACAGCACCGGCCAAGGCAGCCGCAGCAGCTGTCGCGGCAATCTTGGCGCGGCGCGCAAAAGCCGCCATGCGCGCATTGGCTTGATCCAGCTCCCGACTCAGACGCCCCATACCGCGTGACCCAGCCGCACCGACACCTTCCAGCTCGGCGCGCACTTGTCGGCCGCCGGTCGCAGAGAGCCGGACAGAGACACGTTTTTCAGCCATTTTGACCTCTTGATTTATGTATCACGTAATGATACATTTGCGTATGATCATAAGTACGCGTGGAAAGCTTGCCGCAGGAGCGGTCCAGGACCGCTTTGGCAAAGGCTTTCCAGCCGATATTGTGAAACGCACTCGCGCAATGCTTTCGGCACTCGATGCCGCGGTCGTGCTTGAAGATTTAAGGTTTCCGCCAGGCAATCATCTTGAAGCCTTGAGCGGGGATCGCTTAGGACACCATTCGGTGCGCATCAACGGACAATGGCGCATTTGTTTTATCTGGACCGATCAAGGACCTGCAGAGGTTGAGATCGTGGACTATCACTAGGAGGGCCTGACATGAGTCTGATTACCAATCCATCCCACCCAGGCGAAGTTCTGGCTGAGCTCTACCTGACCCCACTCGATATGAGCGCAATCACGCTTGCCGCAAAACTTGGCGTGCCGCGCACCCGGATTGAGCGCCTTGTCAAAGGCCAGACCACCATCACGGTTGACACCGCGATGCGCTTGGCGCGCTTTTTTTCGACGACGCCGGAGTATTGGATGAACCTCCAGCGCGCTTGGGATCTGGCGCGTGCGCGCGAGACCATCGATGTCTCAGGCATCAAACCCCTCAAGGCCGCTTGAACTCGACTGCTCGCTCAACTTTCGAACCATCACCGCCTCAATGGGCGGCAAAAGCTCTGCTATGATCAGAGGCGAAAGTCCGAGAGCTGCCCCAAGTTGCAGCGCTGCACCCATATCCCAGCCAAGGACAGCGCCACCGCTCATACCACCAGCAACGCGTATCTGACCCCCAAGCCGCTGAACAAGATCCCAGACCTGCCAGCCCTCGAGTGTTAGCGGTTTGTGAAGGCTGCGTGGGCAGTCTGCGCAGACAGGACGCTCTCCTCGTAGAGCATGCCGCGCAATAGTCACCGCCCCCGCCGAACTCCCAGTCGGCGAGAGCGGTCAGACGTTTTTTTCCGCGTCAAGTATCAGCGCGCCTGCGATGTATGTGGTCTGGAACGCCTCAAAGATTGGCCAGAGTTCCAAGAGCGCGTCGATCCCCTCAGGCGTCAGTGGCATAGGTTTTCCGTCTTCATCGCCCACGCCTTCCCAGTCTTTCACGACAATACGCGCGACCGCTTTGGCCACGATACGGGCGAGATCATCATTGGATACGCTGATGCCTGCATCCGCCGCTGCACTCATAAGCGCCGGATCACTGCGCGCGGCCAGCATAATGGCGGTGGTCAGCGGCTCTACCAGCAGGCGTACGCCGTGACCAAGATCGAGCCATTGTGGCTCAGTAGACAGGTTCAATCGTAGCATCAGTACTCCTCGCGGTCATTTGTCAGTGTGACGGTGCACATTCGGCCCACCGCCGGATCACTGCAGCCTGCCAGTCAAAAGTGGCCTGCACGCCTTGTGGCCCCGAGATCTCGATCCGTGGGCGTGGAAGGTAAACAGCGTGCGCGGTAACAGTAAGGCTCTCGCCCGTCGGTAGCATATATGAGAACTCGAGCTCGCACGCCTCGCCATTGATCGCCTGCGTTACCAGGGTCTGATCGGCAAAGCGGACGACAACATTACCTGTCAGGGCAGCAATCGACGGATCCGCGCCATCGATCTTGCCATCGGCCCGGATCGTCTCGATCCGATCAAGATTATTGGAATAGGTCAGATCGGCAGAGACAACGTTGCCGATATTTGCCCCGTTCCGCGTGATCGCTCCGTTGAAATGCCCGAAGCGTTTCAGAGCGATATTGGCGGACGTTCCCGCTGCCGTAGTCGTGGCGATCGTTTCACCCTGCGCCACAATGCTGGTCGTGGCCGTCAGCAGCCCAGAGCGCGCCATCTGCCAGTTCAGGCTATCGACCATACAGCCGGAATACATCGCATAGCGCGGCACCTCTGGCATGCCGGTCTCGACCGAGAAGGATGGAAGCGCCCAATTTCCGGACCGGAACTCGTGCGTGTATGGCGCCTCCGCGCCGGTGGTCGTGGGTGCCCCAAATACAGCCTTCAGCCAGAAGCCAAAGGCCTCAACATCAATCGGGATCACCACATTGCCATCCGCTGTCACCGCATCTTTGATTGGCGCCTGCGGATCGCGGCCATAGCCCAAAAGCTCTGAAGTTTGCAGGGGTTGCTCGGCCCCGAGCGATGTACTGGCGAAGGGCATCTTGGTGTAGCCGCCTCGCAGGCGGCGTGCCATAAGTCGTCTCAAACGCAAACGCCATCTGCGCCCGCGCCCCTTGGGCTCGTGCCATAAACTGTCCTTTCTGCGGATGTGACCTTCAACGCAATTGTCTTGACGTTTTGTGATTTATTGATTGTCTTAAGCTTGGGGGAATAATCCATGTCTATTTTTGCAAAACAAAATGAAGCCAACAAACCTAAAACACTGGAAGTGATTGACGATGACCCATTAGGTAAACCGTCAAGACCACCACTACCGGGTGAGACGCCCGCTCCTGCGCGAGATAGGCGTCAAAAATCTGTTGTGCAATCAGACCTTGTGATCACAGGCAACCTAACCACAGCGGGTATTCTTGAGTTTTGCGGTCAAATCACCGGTGATCTCAGTGCCGATACTCTCTTTATAACTGAAGACGGGCACATAAACGGCAAAGTCAGCACAAAGCACATCACAGTCAGCGGCACTCTCACCGGTAACTTGGTGGCTGAGGATGCAACGTTTAAAAGCAAAAGTGCAACCAAAGCAGACATCCAATGCGAACGTGTTTCTGTTGAAGCAGGCGCCATTATTGATGGCCATATGACGTGCAAGCCGAAACGCTCCACCCAAGATTAAAGAAGTCATCGCATTATAATAAATTTCTGCTAGGTTTGACTGGCTAATGCTTGGGGGCAAGGAGCAGAGATCTAAACCATTGGGACTTGATTTTAAAAAACCAAAAGGCAGAAAGAGTAGCCTAAACCGTCAATGTTCATGATCCTGGTTATCGTGGCTCTCGCCCTACTGGTTTTTGTCTTAAATCTCCTGAGCAGCTATATCCCAGTTTAAAGCACATCATGAGGTTGACGTCAGTTTCTCATGATAGCGGCTACTCTTAAAAGCAGCTGGTGCAGGACCTTCAAAAACAGTCTCACTCCAAACTATTCGCCACAGTACTATTTGCCACAGTATAGTGAAGAATAACGATCACGATGGCGGCTTTTAAACTGGCGCCGCCCTCAACTGGAAGATCGACCGGCTCAGGCGCTTCAGGCTCGATCCAGTCACAAAGCCCTCCAAGAGTTCGATCCACCGCAATCACGGCCCCGATTTGTCCGACTATAGCGTCAAGGAGAGCGTTTCGATCAGTCGTTGATTGCACGATCACCTCGAGTTCGGCCTGATGTTGAAGTGATAGGTCAACGGAGACAAGGTCACACTTGGCTCTCCTGGATTTCCATCGCGCAGGATCATGAGCCCCGCCGGCGGAATGCGTTCCGGCAGAACTTCTCCGCGTAAAACAGCCACATGCGGGATCGTGCTAAGCAGATCCGTCAAAGCGCTTAGGATGGTTTCGCGGGTGGTGGGCATTGAGTTCTTCCCAAGGGATGGCTATGTCAATGAGCATACTGGCGGAGGTAATCGCTCCCGTTATAGGAGGACTGAGCATGAATACATCTGGAGTAACCGTTCGCGAAATTGTGGCGCAAAAATTTGATCTCAACGTGAATGAACTCTCGCATGAGACGTCTTTCATTCAAGATCTCGGCGCGAACAGCCTTGATAAAATTGAGCTGGTCATGCGTTTAGAAGAGGCGTTTGAGCTTGAAATTAAAGATGCAGAGTCTGAGGAAATCATAACTGTTGGTGACGCAGAGGCATTTGTTCAAAGAGCCTTGAGCGCTAAACGCTAAACCTTTCGAGCCAGTTCGCCACGATCAGCCCAGGTACCGCTGCCTGCACCCGATCAGCATCCCGCGCCAGATTGAGCCGCTTCGCTAGTTTCACCTGCGGCACCAAAAGAAAGATCGGAACTGTACTTCGTCCACGACCCGATTTTGAGCGAGACGCCACGCCCAGTCCGCGATTGTTGAGCCGGCCATCTGCCACCAGCAAGCTTGGACCGCTCCGCCGATAGACAAACCGCAACCGCAGACCCCGCCGCCGCTCCCATTCGCCTGGGGTCAGCGCCTTGCCGCGCGCGCCCTTACCGGCTGCCGGCGTTGGGATAGCAAGCCAGAACCCGTCCTTTGAGCGGATCAATGGTCCGGTGTCGTGGGCCCCGATGATTTGGGGTGCATTCGACCAGACCAGAGCTGCGGCCTTCAAACTTTCCCCGGTTTTCGGATAGGTTTGGCTCCGGATCGAATTCGACAATCGCCGACCGAGGCCAGCTTGAGTGATCTGCCCGCGCCATGCGGTTTTCAGGTCCGTGCCCGCTGCACGCATCGCAGTGCTGACAGCCTTTTCCCCGGCTTTCACCTCGTCTGCCATCACGGCAATGAGGTCGGGTTTGATATCAAGGCCAAGTTTCATGCTGGGGTAAGCTCAATGGTCCAGACCAACCGCTCCCGGTCGCGTTGCGGCTCGCCCTGGATCAGGAAGGTTTCCTCGCCGATCAGGATCTGTTCCTGCGGCAGAGGGGCTGGAATATCCGCCACCCGGACATCGATCCGGGTGGTGTCTGAGAGAAGCCGAGCCGCGCCAAAGTCAGTGAGTTCATCCGGCCGCCGCAGGATGCCACGAGCACAGGTGAATTGCCCCTCAACATCACGGTGCCAAATTTCAACCGAGAGATTGGCATCCCTAAACAAAACACCAAGCGCATCAGCGAATGCTGTCATCAGGTGCGCTTGGCCGAGCGCAGCACCTGTGGCCGGGTGCAAATCGGGAGTGGATTGCTCTCGATCTCCAGACGCACCCACTCATCCCGCTCCCGATCCGGAATCATACGGGCATAAAGCGGCAAGCCGATCGTATTGACTGTCTCAAAGGTGTCAGCCGGGGCGAAGTAGATCTCGAATAGGCCCTCGATCCCCTGTGGATAGAAAAACGCTTTGTCAGTTGGCACCCCAATGGTCGAGGTGCCACCATAACGGCGGAAGGTGATGCCGCCAAAGGTAAACTCATCCACCGCCCTGCCCCGCAACTCATTCGCAGCAGCCGTGTTGAGATAGGTCTCCCGGATCTCCTTATGCGCCACGAGATCCGCAAAGAACGCCGAGCCACACTCCGCCCGCAGTTGCACAGGCCCGACCGCAAGCCCGCCCAAGCTATCCTCAACACTTTCAATTAAAGCTTGGCAACGTTTGCGCAGCGCCCCAGAAGCTGGCGACTGATTGTCGAGATCAAAATCGATCTCCGCCACAGGCGTGATCCCAAATTCATTCGCGAAATTGATTACCACCGAGCCATCACGAGGATCTTTAACCAAGCCCTGAATACCGTTGAGAAGATGATACTCAAACGTTGCCTCTGCATCAGTGCGCAGGCGTCGCATGCGGCGTGCGATCTCGGCTTGGGCCTGCTGTGTCACGCTCTCAGAGCCAAACTCGCGAATACCTTGGATCTCGGATGCCCAAAGTACATCTTGCTTTTTGAACTGACGACACACGAAGGCCCGCACCTGCCGGCTTTCCGGCATCTGCTGATCATAGCCTCCGCCCCGTTCCGAAAACGGGATGAGCGACAAAGTGCCATCACGACTTTCAATCACGACCGTACGGGTGCGTACGCCGCGTTCTGCGAACAAATCGGAGCCAGAAAGAGTGGCAGGCTTGAAGGGAATGTTTTCGAGGGCGCGGGTGAGTTCTATGACGGAGAAGGCATCGCCTTCAAAGATATCCATGGTGGCCATAAGCCAGCCTCCTTAATTTTATAGGTTGGGGGCTACGCCTCAGCGCAGAATAATGCCAATTGAGGCGAGTGCCGTGGTGGCGGTAGTAATCTGGGCCTCGGTTGCACCATCGGGCCAAACAAGGTCTTGACGATTGACGATGGCAGGACCCCGGAGAAGTATAACTGCGGACGCATCAGCTGCGCTCGCATCCACAGAGTCCCACAGGATGCCAGAAGCGTTCTGACTGCCGTTGGACGCGCCAGGTGCAAAGCTTGTGTATTTCCCGCCGGTGGTAATTCTTCCAAGCACCGTGCCAGGCCTCAAGCTTACCTGCGCCAGAGGCGATGGTCACGGTTTCGCGGGTGTAATCACGCAGCACTTCCCAGACGAGAAAGCCGCCTGTGTGTTTTCCTTCTGTGAGCATCGTCATGAACGCTTATCCTTTTTGGCGAAATGTACGGGCGATGACCTCGCCCCAGGGATTGGTTGGCACCGCATGCCCGGGTTGGGCATGGGCGGCGGTGATGTCAGGAGGTGGCGTCGGCCTTGACTGCCAGAAGTCGATGGCGGACCTCGTCGAGGCCCACGTCTTCCTCTAGGAAACGACCTGCCATCTGCGGCTGGCCCGCAAGGCGGCAAAGATCGATCACAGCGCGGGCATGAGACATCGCCTCAGCGCGGATCGCCCCAGCGTCGAGTGGTGCGTCGGGTGGTGCGTTGGCGGCTGCAGCGCAGTTCTCTGCCGCACGCGATTGGGCGTTTCCGGCTTGAAGACCCTCATCCTGCACACTTGTACACGTAGGATCGGCGGTTGTTGCCACCGGATCAACGTTCCCGGCGGGAACCTTGGTCGCGGGATCAGATGCGATTGGCGCAGCGTCATTGCCTGCCACACCGTTATCGTCTCCAACGATTTCCCTGGCTGTGGTTGCGGGGTCAGGCGCGATGGCCTCAACTGCCTCAACCAGTTCAGGCGGGACGTTACGGAACCGCCCGATATCAAAGCTGGCGGCAATCCGCACCGGCTCTGCCATGCGCGTGGCCAGCCCCGCCTCCAACGCATCTTTTGCGTCAAACCATGTCTCCGCCGACAGCAATGCCGCGATTTCATCTTCGGGTTTGCCCGATTTGGCAGCATAGCCCCGTGTCATGCTCGCTGCGATTTTGTCCAACGTGCCGGCCATGTCGCGCATGTCTGCGGCCGTGCCCATGACAACGCCAGACGGGTCGTGGATCATCAGGAAGGCGTTTTCCGGCATGACGATCTCGTCGCCCGCCATGGCGATATAGCTCGCAGCCGAAGCTGCAATCCCATCGATCCAGACAGTGATTTCACCCGCATGCCGCTTCAGGGCGTTATAGATTGCAACCGCATCAAAGACTGAGCCTCCAGGGCTGTTCAGCCGCAAATCGATCGGTGCATCATCCGGCAGCGCGCCCAGCTCGGCCAGAAACCCTTTGGCAGAAACGCCGTAGGCGCCGATTTCGTCATAGATCAGCACTTCCGCGCCCGTTGCCCGGGCACGGATCGTGTACCAACTGTTCATGGTGTCACTCCTGTTTGGATTGAGCGGCGGACTCGTCGCCTTTGTCATCTGGTTCCGGCGTCTGGCTCGGTGTTGCCCGCGCACCTTGCGTCTCACCTGGGCTGGTGCGGTACACGAGCCCCAACTGCTTTGTCCGCGCAGCATCGGCCGCGTTTTCACGGTCGACCTCCTCGACATCATAGCCCGTGGCCTCGACCACCTTGCGTCTTGAGGTGATGCCCGCCTCCATCGCCAGCACCTGCGCCTGAATGTCTTTCAAGGGATCGACCCAATCCCACCGGGGCGGGATCCACTGTACCCTGCGCGCAGCCGCGGGGTCAGGCAGATTAAGCCGACCCACCAATTGTGCTGTATCCAGCCAGCGTCGCCAAATCGGTCGGCAGAGCTGATGCGCAATCACCCCGTGCTGCAACTGTTGCACGCGCCGGCGGAACTCAACCAGTTCTGCCCTCAGGCTGGAATAGTTCGCCTGCCGCACATCACCGGTCACAAGGTGGTAGGGCAGCCCCAGCGAGGCAGACACCGCAAGCAGCGTGCGATATTGAAACGCCTCATAGCCACCACCAACATCAGCAGGGCTCGAGAACTTCACATCCTCGCCCGGCAGCAGAACCTGCATGGTGCCGGGCTCAAGGCTGGCCATGGCTGCGCCATCAAGATCTGCCTCTCCCTCGCCCATCATCGGATCTTCCGGCGCTGTCTTGGTGATGAAGCCGGCAAACATTGCTGCTGTCTTTTTGCGATCTAGTTCGGCGTCATCATACTGATCAAGCAGGAACAACCGCACCATCGCAGGGCGCAACATGGGGCAAGCCACGGATCTGACCCGCATCAATGGGGCGGTAGATGTGTAGAACATCTTCGGCTGGCACGCGCACGGTTTCTGGTATCGCGACGCAGTGATCCGTGCTGTCGCCAGGATGACGCCTGCGGAAATGATAAGCCACCCGCCGACCGATTAGGTCAAACTCGATCCCGCAGCGGATGCGGTTCCCGTTTGAGGCCGTCTCGGTCTTCTCAAAGGGCAGCATTTCCGATTGCAGCAACTGCATCTGCAGCGGCACCAACAAGCCGTCCTCGGCCCGGCGGGGCCGCATCCGCACAAAACACTCGCCTGCGACGAACATCTCGCGCGCCACCATCGCCTGCAGACCATAAAAATCCGTCAGCCCGTCGGCATCCGCCTCATCGGTCCAAGCAAGCCAAAGCCGCTGGACCTCATCACGTAATGCTGCATCCTCAATCAGTGAGGACGGCTTAATTCCATCCCCCACCATGTTGGATGCAAAGGCCTCGCAGGCATTCGCAGCATAGCCGTTCGTCACCACCAGTTCACGCGAGCGGGCCAGCAACTTTGGCCCACCCGATGCCACCAACGCATTGATGTTTTCAAGCGGTGGGTTCCAGCCCCGCAGCCGGCGTTTTGACATCGCCCCTTCAAGACGCGCACGCATCGCTTTGGGGCCGCCCGGCTTGGGGCGACGGAACGTGTCCAGTAACCCCATGTGTTAAAGCCCTTTAGATGTGGAAATACGCACCTGCCGTACGACCCGCCGTCCTTCGAGTGTGGCTATTTCGCGATCCAACCCTTCAATGGCGCGGTCGATTTCAGCCACGCTGCGGTAATCCACGGTTTTGCCGTCATAGCTGACCCGCGCGACGCCGGAGGAACGTTGGACTGCGAGCGCCTCGCGGCGGGTGCGAAGTTCAGAAATTGTGGCCATTTATCACCCCATGTAAGTCGACCGCATTGTCCGCCTCCGCGCAGACGGGCGCGGCGATGATTTCACAGCCACGTCACCCGCTGGCCCGCTAGTTTCGACCGCGAGCTGTCGCTCCAACTCGGCCCACCGCGCTTCCGACCAGCGGTCCGCACCGGCAATCCAAGCAGCTGCGCGCGCATATACCCGGCAATCCAGCGCCTCATTGCGCTCACGCAGCTTTTGCCATTCGAGCTTTGCAAATCCGCGCTTGTTCTTAACGGTGACCAGCTGCTCAGCCGTCAGCTGCTTGAGCCATTCACTGTCGGCCCAATTTGGCAGATGCACTGTTCCCGCTGGAAACGAAGATCCCGCGGTGATTTCCTCTGGCGTCGGCCGATCCTGGCGCAGGAAACGATAGGTTTCCGCTTTGAAGGTCGAGGTTGCCACCGACCAGAGCCGCGCACCGCGCCGCAGCCGCTTGCCGCCAATCGTGGCATCCACAAAGGTTGGTCCCGTCACCGGGCTTGCGCGGTTGAACCCCTCAAGTCCCTTGACCGGTGCGACCTGTCCAAACCCCATCTGCCGCGCCCAGCCGTAGACCGCGCTGGTCTCATAGCCTGTATCGATCGCCAGTTTTGCAATGCTCAGGTGCTGGCCGCTGGCGTGTTGCCAAGTCTGCCCCAAAAGCTCGGAGAGTTTCTGCCAGCATGCCGAAGCTCCGGGACCACCCTCAATAACAACATGATCGATGAGCCAACTTTGCAGCCCCCTACCCCAGGCCCAGACATCAACCTCAATCCGGTCCTTTTGAACATCCGCGCCTGCTGTCAGAAACAACCCATCGGCCGGCACAGTGCCGGGTGTCCACTCTTCCTTCTGCCCCTGCAGGCGTTGCCAGTCGGGTGCCTCACCACTTTCCATCCAGGTCTCACCCAGCGATGTGTTGATGAAGGTCTTCATCATATCATCACCGCCAGCCCGCGCCGACAGGTAGGTTTTGACCATCGCAGCCAATCGAACCCAAGGCGAATAAAGCTCGTTAAGATGGAACCCGGCTGTGCCCGCAAAGGGCTGCTCAGCAACCCAGTGCCCCTTTGACACTGCCGCCCAGCGGACCTCGTCGCGCCAAGCTGCATCGCAGTCAACGCAGTGATACCGTGCAGTGTCCGGCTTGTGGCCGCCATCCTCGCCCTTGTCCCATTTGACCTGTGGCCAGATCAGGATTTGATCATACCCACAGTCGGGACATGGCACCCAGAAACGGCGCTGATCACTTTCCTCAAACGCCGTCTCGATCCGGCTCGCGCCCTTGTTCGTCGGCGTTGAGACCAGCACGATCTTGCGGTTCCAGAACGTCACGGTGCGCTTTCTTGCAAGGTTGACCGGATCGCCCTCGGCCCCCGCGCTGAACGGGTAGCGATCGACCTCATCACAAAGCAGCAACCGGATCGGACGACTTGCCAGACCAGAAGGTGCGTTGGCACCGACAATGGTCAGGTGGCCACCCGGAAACCGTTTGTGCAGGATCTTGTTGTTGCCATCCCGCGATTTGGGGTCGGCAATCTTGTCCCGCAAACAAGGCGTATCTCGCGCCATCGGCGAGAAGCGGTCCTTCGACCAGGTTTCAGCATCGCGCTCTGTCGGCATCACCACCATGATCGGTGCCGGGTCCTGGTCGACGTGGTAGCCGACGGCGTTATTGACCATCTCCGTGTTATGCGTTGGGATCATGGTGCGTCCGGCCAGATACAGCCTGTTGGGGCTATCTACCTGGATGCAGCGCACAGGGACGCTATCGACCGGCTCGACAGCGACAATACGGCGCCGCTTGGTTTCCGTTGTCCGTCGTCCCGTGCGTGAGACCTGGCGCGCGCGCTTCCTTGCCAGTCGGAACACCGGCGTGTCGTCATAGATCATGAAGGAAAACCGGGTCGCGGGGTTTCCAAGACGCCGTTCGCCATCGATCACCACCGTCGGATGCTTGTCGACGGCGGTGAACTTAATGCCCAAGGAGGCAAGAAGCTCGCCGAAGCCCTCGGCCAGACGCAGATGAACCGTGATGAACTCGCAGCGACCGCATTCAGCGATATAGCCGTCCGTGTCCATCAGCCCCTGAAGGAGAGCCAAGCGCTGATCTATCGACACGCGAAGGTAGGCCGGCGGTATGTGTTTACCGGTTTCTGGCGTCTTTCGATCCTTGGCCAGCCCCATCTCCCGCAAGCGCAGGCTGAACGGCTTTCCGTCTTCCAGAACTGGATCAACGGGAAGGCCGTGCTTCCACTGCATTGAAAACTGCCGCCCACATTCCGCGCATTGCCCATTCCCATGGCGCCCCAGCACATCCATGTCATGGCCGCGGCGACACATATTGTCGGGCCAAGGCAGTATCGGCTTCAGCGTCAGGATGTGCGGCACCCGTTTGTCCTTCGACTTGACCTCAACCTCCATGCCGCAGGCGCGTAGGTGATCGGCGATTTCAAGATCATCCTGATGGCAGGTGATCTGTGAGCCGTAGCTGTGGCCGTCCCCAAGCCAGACGCCCAAGGCGTAAGGCGGGATCGGCAATGCCTGTTCGGGCAGTTGAAGCGGCGCAGCCACCGGGATAGCGTATCGGTTCCGTTTCGTCCTCCCGTAGTAGTGCGCTGTCTCAGCAATCTCCTTCGTCGTCAGGACCGCCCGGTGGATCATCATGAAACAGGTCCCTCAACGCGTCCTGCGCGCGTACTGGTGTGTCGCTGTCGACCGCCCAGAGGTGATCGGCATCCGCGACGATCGAACTACCGTCCGAAAACCGTACCCGGTAGCAGCGCCGGTTGCGCATCACATCCGTCGCGCCCGTGACACGGCAAGGCGCGCCAGTTTCGTCAAAAAGAATGTCGCCGACCTGCACGTCGGCCATCGTGGTCCACCCCGTGGGCGTCGCCAGCGGCGTATCGAGTGCCAACGCCTTACCCACCTGTGAACTGGACATGATCACGACAGTTTCTGTCGCCGCGTCCGAGACTGCCTCCATGATCCCGCGCTGGTATTCGGCGCGGCTTGTCCGCCATTGGCCAGGCTCGGCACTGGCCTCAGAACTCAGCCGCCGGTTCTGGTCCGCCCAATCGCTGATCGTTAGGTCCGGCGGTGGTTTCAGAACCGCTAGTGCCCTTGCCACCGTCCGTTTCAGGATCGCTGAGCCCATCAATGTCAGGGTCGGTTTTAAATTCAATGTCTGGCTCTGCGAGATCATCAAGCACCTCGCGAATGGCGGCACGAATAAGGTTACGGGTATCTCCGACTGTGGATTGCTCAAATACCTGTGGAGCCAGCCGGTCAGGCAGCGCCAACAGACGGGTTCTCAAAAGCGCCAGTACGGCGATCCAAGCCGCTTCAACCTGGTCGGCTGCAATCAGAGATCGGCGCTTTTCTTTCGCTTCCATTTCCGCAAGGTCGGCGCGGGCCCGGATAAAGCGCGCCCGTTCGGCGGCATAGTCGGGCGCACCCGCCTGCGCCTTCAGCGCCTGATCTCGCAGGTAGCGCACATATCCACGCACCGACCCGATCAGATCATACTGACCGCGCTCCGCCTTCGGGATCACCCCCTCCCGGCTCAGCTGCTGAACCCTGCGCTCCGACAGATCAAGCAGCTTTGCGATCACACCGATGGATTGGGTGGCTGCTGACATAAAGTGATCCTACAGGTTTGAAATGAGCCATGTTATTGCTGCGATTATAGTGGATAGAGCGCCCCAGTAGAGCGAAGCTGATTGCATCAATCAACGCAGCTAGGAGCCGCCAATTTGCCCCACCTCAACCCGCAACAAACGCACCGCCATCAGCTCCGCACCGCAAAGGAGCAACGCAACCACGACGCAGCGCTTGCCGCCTTCCTCGGCAAAAAGGCCGAGATCGACGAGATGCTCGCCCGCTTGGCACACCTCAGCGACAACCATTTCAACAGCCATCCCGACGAGATCAACTGGGGCGACGTCGGCACTCTCGAGCACTATGCCAGCCTGCTTAAAAACATCACGGACAGCGCCTTTAAGGAAGGCGAGCATGCAGTGTAATCAGCCACATAATCCGAAGATATCATGATGACGACCGCTGCAAGCCCCCGACAAACCAAGCTACAGACAATTATCGATATGCTGCTCAGAGACGAAGGTGCCACAATTCCCGAGATTGCCGCAGCTACCCAATGGCGAGCACACACCGTTCGCGGTGCGCTATCAGGTGCGCTTAAAAAACGGCATGGCCTCAAGATCACATCACAACTCGATGCGATCCGCGGCCGCATCTACAGGCTGCCAGACACTGAGATAATGTTCAAAACCACAAGGGCTGCCCACTACACCTATGCCAATGGCCTGCTCGTCCTCGGCCGTACCGAAACACTTAATGTGTGACTTCTCAGTAACTCAGCTACCTTTAAGCCCAGCCCTTTCTTGTAGAATCCTGCGGCATGCCAATGATTGTTGGCGAGGATTCGCCTGTATGAAACCTCAACTGCTCAAAGTGGTGCACCCCCGCGCCACTTTAAGCTGCCTCAGACTGGGCCAGCCTTGTGCTGGCCCTTTTTTATTTGCCCTCTTTGAGAGCTGCCGTGATCTGTGCACGCGTAATACCAAATTGCCGGGACAACGCAGCAGGCTTCACACCTGCTTGGATAGACGACCGGATCAAGCCGATCTGTGATTGGGTCAACTGTGACAGGATCGGATCTGGCACGCTTTTGCTTTGCGGCTTGGCTTTCTCCTTGGGCGCCGTAAGACCGCGTCTGTCCAACTCGGTCGCCAATGCCTCTGCGAGACGCATAATGTCATGCTCAGGTAGATGCTGCAGCGAAGCCGCAAGATTTTGCGGCAGCACCGTTTTTGGCACCTCGCCTCCATCAGAGGAGCGGTGCGTGTTAAGATCCTGTTGACGACTCATACATAGAAGTATCGCGCCCTGACAATCTTTTGCCAAGACGCTCAAACAAGCGTCGCAGCAGATATCCCCGAGCCAAAGATACGCCGACAAATGCCAAGCCGATCGTCAAATGATCACTCAAGACGGCGTCGATGCCAAACAATGGGAACACGACGATTTGCGTCACCACGGCGAGAATATATCCAACAAAAACGTTGGTAATCGCTTCAATCAGCGACATGAGGCGAGACTGTTTCATGTCTCAAAACCCAAGCGGTTCAGCGCATGACGAAAACTCGCTTCCTGAAACTCCCGGTTCATGCTGCCATTTTGGAGGTAACGTTCACCGGGTACGCGCAGGGCAATGGTTTGATTGGAGCAATCAATGACCGGCAGGTAGGCGATTGCCTGCCTATCGAGTGCGACAAGGGCATAAAGGTCGAACGCATTCTCTGGATACCGACGCCGCCCACCTTTGCCAGCGCGTCGAAGCTGGAACAAATACCCGGGCGTGACCCTTGTCTTCGGATCATGGTTTTTCGGCTTCCGGGTTGATTTGACCTGCACGCGCAAAAGCGTTCCGTCAATATCCACTAGAATGTCATATGGTAGACCCTGATCGCTCAAAAACGCCCTATAGCCGCTCATGATGAGGTCGGCGCACACCAAGTGCTCGGCGGCCTTGCCAACCTCCAGATCATGACTGCATTCGACATCTGGCCTGTCAAATTCGGTGTCGGGCAGATCAAATCCCAGGTGTTCAAACAGCGATTGCTGCATGGCCTACCCTCCGGTTCTGCGCGACGGCCTCGAAGCTCTGCCCCGTTTCCAGCAATTGTGTCTCTCGGCCGGTAAACTCTTGCCAACGGCGAACGATGACATCGACATATTTCGGATCGAGTTCGATCAACGACGCGTGGCGCCCCGTCTTTTCCGCAGCGATCAGCGTCGTGCCGCTGCCGCCAAAAGGGTCGAACACAAGATCGCCCTTACGGCTGGAGTTCCGGATGGCGCGTTCGACCAGCGCCACCGGCTTCATGGTGGGGTGCAGATCATTCTTTGATGGCCGCTGAATGTTCCAGACATCGCCCTGGTCCCGATCGCCACACCAGTGGCGTTTCACGCCCTCAGGCCAGCCATAGAGGATCGGCTCGTATTGCCGCTGATAATCAGCGCGGCCCAGTGTGAAGCGGTCCTTCGCCCAGATGATGAAGGTCGACCAGTGACCGCCTGCGGACTTGAATGCCGCCTGCAGCGTCTGCAACTCGCTGGACGACATGCAAATGTAAACGGCGCCGTCGGTGTGCGCGTTGATCAGCACGCAGGCGTCGTAGAGAAACTGCCCGAATGCATCGCCTAAGGCATCGTTCTTGATACGACGGCCCTTGCCCGCTTTCTCAGCCCCAACGCCACCAGCATAATCAACGTTATAGGGTGGATCGCAAAAACAGAGATCTGCCTTCACGCCCCCGAGTATTTTTTCGTAATCTGTCGCAACCGTGCTGTCACCGCAAAGCAATCGATGATTGCCGAGCAGCCAAAGATCGCCGGGACGGCTGATCGGGTCCTCAGGCGTCTCGGGAATTTCGTCCTCACCCTCCTGCGGGCCGGTGCCGTCATCAAGGCTGTTCATCAGCGCGTTCAATTCATCATCAGTAAAACCTGTCAGCCCGAGATTAAAATCCGCCTCCAGCAAATCCGCCAGTTCGAGGTTCAGCAAGTCCTTGTCCCACTCGGCGTTCTCGCTTGAGCGGTTGTCCATGATCCGGAAGGCGCGGGCTTGGGCCTCGGTCAAACCCTTGGCCACATGCACCGGCGCAGTCTTAAGACCGAGTTTGCGCGCTGCTTCGAGCCGGGTGTGACCGGCCAGAACCACCATCGCCTCGTCGACGACGATGGGCTGTCGCCAGCCAAACTCCTGGATCGAGGCTGCCACCGTGGCGATAGCCTGCGCGTTGTTACGCGGGTTGCGCGCATAGGGAATGATCTGCTCAAGCGGCAGGTCTAAAACGTCCATGGGAATGTCCTTGGAAAGGTGCCGAAACGAAACGGGTTCGGGCCGCGAAACGAAATGGGGTCCGAGGGCCATTTCGTTTCAGGCGTGGTTTGTCAGGCCCTTAGGCCCTTGTTTCTTTGGGTTTGCGTGCAAAGCGAAACGAAACGGGTGTTTTTGAGGGCGTCACTGGGAAAGCGTTGCACCAAGCCCCCCCATATACAGTTACAAACAGAAGGGACCCGTTCAATTTCAATAGGTTACGTGTCTCACAAAATCGACCAGAGACAGTTTTTTTTGGAAAACCGGTCACCATTTGCACCTCCATAAACCCATCCAAACAGACCCGGTTCTCTCAGCCACACGACCCTCATCTTACAAATCTTTTAGCCTCTCGATCGACATCTGTCACGGCTTACAATGTCTCACCGAAAAGTGTCTCGCGCGCATGAGAGGGGTTGACAGGGCGGCGGAACTTTCTGCCGCCCTAATCACTCAAGCGGTACGCTGAATAACATAATCCATCGACCGCTTGCGCGGCACAGTTCGGCCGTTCAAGCGCCAAACAACCACGGCAAGCCCATACTCGTGCCGCCGACTGGCCGTGGCCCGGCTGACACCATGCGCCCAGCAGATCCCCTTCCAGGCCTTGCGGTTGGCGCGGGCCCAGAGGATCTCACCGATGTCCTTATCCACCCACCGCAGCCAGAGCATGGCCTCATCGGCCTGCGTAATCATCCGTGGTGAGGGCAGTGGCTTTTTCATCCGCTGCTCCTGCCCAACTTGATCGGCGAAGGTCGAGACATATTCCGGCCAGGCGCTGACATAGCCCTGCGGGCGCACAGGCGGCATGGACCGCATTACGTCCGCCGCGAGGTCCAAGCGGTCGGCCACCATTGCCCGCGTCCATTCATCGGCCATGACGTACCTCCCTGCCCTGCGGGCGTTTGCCATAGAGTTTCGTTCCCAGCTGTTCGACCAATTCGCGCTCGGGCCAGGTCAGCCGGTGGTCCTCCACGCTCACAGCCAGCACGCCTTGGTCGTACCAGCCGTCGCGCTTGACCCGGTCAGGGTCACGGCGATGACCACCGTAGCCGCGAGGTGTAAACCGCATGCCACTCATGCCACACCCCCCTTCGTCTCTAGCGCCCAGAGCAGGATCGCGATGGCGTCCGCCTCGTTGTCATCTGCAGGGTTGAAGCCGCGCTGGCGGGCAGCGTCGATCATAGCCTGCTTGGGCGCGTTGCCCTTGCCAGATGCGTGTTTTTTGATGGTTCCCACCGGGACACCTTGGTACGGCACCCCGCGCAACTCACCCCAGCTGGTTAGAACGGCTAGGAGGCCCCCAAAGACATGGGCTGCATCTGTGCCTGCGTGACGACGGACTTCTTCGTAATAGATCGCTCTATCGGACCGCTAAGTCGGTCCAGCTCTGTCAGCCAGTTGGTGAAGCGCAGATAGCGCATGCCACCCCCATCATAGCGGCTGGGCTTAAAGCTGACAGTGCCACTGGTGATCAGGCCGTCAAAGTCGCGAATGGCCCAGCCGGTGGTGGTCCCAGATCGAGGGCAAGATGGTGCGGTGTGTGTGTGTGGATTGGGTCATGCAGACCTCCTCTTCGGTTTGGCGAGCGAGGCGAGAGGACTGGCCGGTGAAGGCTACGTTCTCGCCAGGCCCCGAAGGGTGATCTGGTCAGGTCAGGTGCGGGGCGAACGGGCCGCCCAGCGAATTATTCTTTGGCTTCAAGGGAGCTCTTGAAAGAAGTTTCGCCCCTAAGTCGTTGATATCCATGTATAATATATAATCTTTCAATTATTATATATTTCAATAGGGTACTCTCTCTCCTATTCTTAATCGCGCGCGCATACACGCGATGGGATATAGGTGTCCTCTTGAAAGATTGAAGGACGTGAAGGAATCAGGTTTTCCATATTACTTTCAGATGTTATGCATCATCACGTTCCTTCTGAATGAGCTTCTGCGCTTTGAAAGAATCTCGCCAGGTCACCTGCCAATCTGGCCATCCGGTAGACCATGGCTTGCCTTGGTCGATGAGCCGCGCATGCCGGTAGTGATGTCCCCACTTTCGATCAGTGTCTCCAGAATCTCATTTCGGTCGCGGGATTTCAACCATTGTGATGCGCGGGTGATCTCGGACTTGGTGATCCCCTTCGCGCCAGCATTTCGAATGATTTCTTTGAGCCGTTTAAGATGAGCCTCAACCTCGGTATCGGCCACATGACGCTCGACCGCAGCCATGGTCCGCTGCGCAAAATACCGCACAAAATCAATGGCCCAATCCGCTGCCGTGAGGTCGATTTCAGGACGCGCTGGATCACGGCCTACTGCGACGATTAATGCCAGTTTCAATGCGTTTTCGCCGATACGCGCTAGGATCGCTGTACATGCCGTTCCCGCTGCTGCGCGTAACTCCCCTGTCAACTCGAGACTGAGCGCCTTGAACCGTGCGCGAGCCTCCTCAGTCATCGGCACGATCATCGGCGTCACGGTGGTGTTCTGGTCCGCGGTTTTGCCTATCAGATTGCCCTTCTGGAGCAAGCCGCCTGCGGCCACGCACTGCAGGTCCCGGATCAGTGCCGTTGGGGCCTGCCGAATACCAACAGCGATGTTCTCGTCCGGGTAATCCTCATCACTCGGCAGGATTAGAAAGCGGGCCAGCGAGCCATCGACGACGTTTGCGCCCTGCAATGCGCCCCAGAAGTGCAAAGGCGTCGTAGTGCCATAGACACTCAAGCAGGGTTGATTGATATCCCGCCGCTCGTTTGTGCCATCACGGTTGGCATATTCCGCACCAAGGAAAATACCGCCCGCGGCCGTGTAAAGCTCGGTCATGTTGTCGAGGATTTCGGTGATGTGGCGCGGACTGCGCCGCCGGTCGGCCGCCGCCGCCAAGAACATGCCAAACTCATCGATCTGGAACAGGATCGCAGGCTGGCGGTGCAGCGCGGTCAGAAGCCCCGCGCCAGAGGCGATCTTGTTGCCACCGAGATGATGGGCCAGCCCCGCCTCAAAGAAGACCTCGTTGATGATCTCGCGGGCGTGGTTCTTGCCTGATCCGCTATCTGCAATGCCCACAACATAAAGGTTCGAGCGCAGGTTGCTCTCCGTCCGATACTGCCGACCCATCAATGCGCCGATCGCGCAGAGGCTGGCTCCGAGTGACAACAACGGCTGAGGACGCCGGGCTGTCGACAGCATGTAATCGGTCAAATCACCCACTAATCCATCCGGTATGGCCAGCGTGAATGTCGAGGTGGCCGAAGGTTCCTCATGAACCTCGGAATGCCCTCCCAGCTTCGACAAGAGATCCGCCGCAGGATGCTGTTCATCGCGGGCCGTCGATCCATCAAAGCGCAGTGATGCATCAGGTTGCCAGCCGCGCTCCATGGCGAGGTGGTAGATCGTGCCGGCGCCAATGCGATCGGGTTTGAAGCTGGCCCAGGCCTTCATTGTGGTGCTGGGCACGTCCTTGGCCGCCTGCGCTGACCAGCCAGCAAAGATATCGCCCCCAGCCTCACCAAGCGCCCCCTTCAGCGCCATGCCAATCCGCACCCAGCTGTCATAATCCAACTCTGCATTTGGCAGACATTTCAGCGCAGTCTCAATGGCTGGCAATGTCCCCATTTGGCTGTGGGCCTGCAGGTGCTCCGTGGCAGGTGATCCTGTCGCAAGGCCACGTTGCCGCAGATGTTCGGGCAACAATGCGTAGGCCTCATCCAGAAAGGCGCGCGCCATCTCTGCGGTGATTTCAGGCAGCTCCGTGATATCGAGATCAGCCAGCCCTTCCTCTGGCCAGGCATAGGGCGCGCCCGTGTCCGGGTGGTTGGCGTAGGCCACGAACTGCTGACCCAGACAAAGCACCTCCAGCGGATGACGTTTGATGCCCCGGAAAGGGGTTTCTGTGCGATAAATCAGCATCCGTTTTGGCGCCTTACCGATGCGCAGTGCGGGCGTATCCCCCAAACGTTCACGCGCCAATTGCTCAATGTGGAGCGCCAGTTCCGCATCCTCAACCACATCAATATCGACAGCTGCAACCGTGCCGCCAACAAGACCGATGCCACACTCTGGCCAAGTCGACCATGTCGTCACCTCAACCTCCGTGGTTGGGCGTTCGGTGTGCCGGTTCCACTCGGGGTAGTCTGCCCATACTCCACGCTTAAACTGGCCAGGCTTTTTGGTGCCCGGACCGATTGGCAGGATGCCATAGCCATTGGTGACCAGCCGAGCGCCGAAGCGCGCCATATACGATGTATTAACCATCAAAGGGGCACCTCCGGTGTCATAGCGTCGAGCCGAGTGCGGTCTTGTCCCACCAGCGCGCGCAGTTGATCGCAATATCCGGTAATGACCGCATCAAGGAAGCGATCCCACTCAGTCTCAGTCAGGGTGGCGAGATCCGATTTGCCGATACTCTCGAGGTATTCGCCACCATATTGGCCGCCAACGCTCATGGCCTGCATTTCATTTGGGGTGGGATCGATCATGCCTGTCCTCCTGTGACAGATGTCCTGGCAGATGCGAGAACAGAAGTGTTTGCGGCTTTGGTCCCGCCGCTTGTCCGAGACGGTGAATATCGGGTTGAACCAACCAAACCCGCGAGGTTCCCGGTGGCAGACGGCGCAGAGGCCGGAGTTGAAGTGGCGCATGGATCAAACCTGTAGCCGGAGATTTCAAGAAAGCGGCCAGACGGGTGTACCGAGATCGCGATTGGCCGGGTCAGTTTCCCCGCCTGCGCAATGGCATCGTCGACCGTGCGTGGCATCGGGCAGCCCGGCGCACGCTTTTGCCACCACTCGAGCGCCTTCTGGCGCGCATAGCCCTGATGCTCGACACAGACCCATTCGTTGTAGGACTTGAGCCCGCAGCTATAGGTGACCTTCATTGAGGGGCGCCCGCCGCGCTTGTCATGACGGCTGTAGGACACACCATGGACCGGCAGCCATTGGACTTTTGGCGACAAAACCGGAAGCGTGGCCGCTGTGGGGGCGATTTTCACCTCACGGGGTGGGAAGACGTAGCCGCAATCAGGGCATTCCGTCGCCGAGAGCGCCATGATGCTGTCGCACTCGGGGCAGACCTTTGTGGGTGCCTCGCCACCCCCGCCATCGCCTGGGCGTTTCGGGCGAACCAGATCGATCGGCCCGTGGCGGCGGACATTGCCCGCAAAATCCAGAACCAGGCAGTTTTCCTTGTCCGGAGCCAAGCGCGTGCCGCGACCGACCATTTGGACATAAAGCCCTGCGGATTTGGTCGGGCGCAGCAGCGCGATGAGATCGACGGCCGGCGCGTTGAACCCGGTCGTCAGCACCCCCATCGAGGCCAGTGCGCGGATTTCACCGCGCTTGAAGGCCGCGATGATGGCATCGCGCTCCTCCTTTGGCGTATCCCCGAAGATCGTGCAGCACGTGATACCTTGACGCGCGAACTCTTCGGCCACATGGCGTGCGTGATCCACACCTGAGCAGAACGCCAGCCAGGATTTGCGGTCTTTTCCATGGGTGATGATCTCGGTAACAGCCGCACGCGTCGTCGCGTCCTGATCGACTGCGGCTGCCAGATCACGGGCAATGAAGTCCCCTGCACGTGTACCAACCTTCGAGACGTCGAGCCGCGTATTGGGCTGTTTCGACACCAGTGGGCTGAGATATCCTGCGTCAATGAGATCACGCACCGGCGCCTCATAGGCAATGTCAGTGAAGAGTGCGTCCTTGCCCTCATGCAGCATGCCGCTGCCCGTTCGGAACGGCGTGGCGGTGAGGCCAATCACCTTCAGCGCAGGATTGATCGCCTGCAGCGCGTCCAGAAAGCGCCTGTACATCGTGCTGGAATTGCCCGGGATCAGATGGGCCTCATCAATCAACACCAGATCGGTGTGGCCGATTTCATGAGCGCGGCGATGGATGGATTGGATGCCTGCAAATAAAACACGGGCCTGCGCCTCGCGCTTGCCCAAGCCCGCCGAATAGATGCCGGCAGGTGCCTCAGGCCAAAGTCCGATCATCTCAGCATGGTTCTGGGCGATCAACTCGCGCACATGGGTCACGATCAGGATGCGCTGATCCGGCCACGCCTTCAACACCCCTTCAATAAAGGACGCCATGACGAGCGACTTGCCGCCGGCTGTTGGAATGACAACGCAACAGTTGCCGGAATTTTCCTCGTAATACTTGTAGATCGCGGCAATAGCAGCCTCTTGGTATGGGCGCAGGGTCAGCATGGCGCGGCCTCCGTGACACGGGCGTCATTTGACCAAGAGGAGCCATCAGCCATGCGGTAGGTGACGATATCCTCCACCGCATCGATGACCTCACCCGGCACGAGATCGGGGATGAAGAGATGTCTGCTGCAGGCGGCCCGCTGCTCGGGTGGAGCCAGCATCCGGTCGTGGCGGGCGCAGTGCCAACCGCCAACGACTGCAGTGGAATGCAGACAGGAACGACAGGTCACAGCGGCAGCGCCACCCTCATGACAGGCAGCGTGGTGATCGCAAAAACGACATTCAAACCAAGCCGAATCTTCGCTGATCCGCGCTGGTGGGTGTTGGGCGAAGATAACCCGGCCAGCCTTTTCCAGAAGGCGCTCTGCCATCGCAGGATCGGCCTCAACCCGTTCGATATGCAGCGCGTCCGTGTTCTTGCAGACCGCCATGTAAAGTGCCCGAGTGATACCGGTCAGGTGCATGTAGATCTGCATCTGCGCGACATGCTGCGGCTTGGACAGCACGACGCCCTTGGCGGTCAGCTCAGTGAAGCTCTTGACTCCATGGGTCTTGAACTCGAGCACATGCCAGGTTTTCGGGGCCTCGAGCAAATCGAGGGCGACGCCATCCAGCGAGCCGCCAAAATGACCGCCATGGGCCTCCACGCGGATTTGCCGTCCTGTTTCGGGGTCTAGTTCCAAAACAGTGGCCCCTGTGGCGCGCAGGTTGCGAACCATACGGTCCTCTTCCAGCTGGCCGGTCTCAAACAGACGCAGCAGGCGGCCGGAAAAGCGTGACGGCGTCACCCAGCGGAAATCATACCAGAGCGCGCGTGCGCAAGATTTACCGATGATGGATGCCCCGAGATGGTCACGGAAACCATCGCCCTGGCGGGCCTCATAATCGGCGTAGATCGCCGTCAGCGTTGGCGTGGGTGGTGCGGGAAGATCAGCCATCACAATCCCTCCCGTTCGCTGCGGGCTTGGGCCTCAGCCAGAATGCCGCTCCAAGTGTCCGGGTCATGGCGCTCGCGCAGGACGCCAATCAGAGCATCTTTCAGCTTTTCACGGCGACGACGGCCGGTGCCTTTGGCAAGCAATTCTGCCCGTTCACGGCACAGGTGGCGCAGCGCGCTGCGCGCCCGGTGAAACCAGTCAGGGTCGATGGGCTTTTGCCCCCGTTGGCGCGCCAGATCAGCAGTCGCAATCTGCGTGCGGATCTTGGCAATATCGTCGTCGAGTGCGATCAACCGGCGCTGGTCATCAGGCAAGCCGGAGCTGGTCACGGCCCGAGGGGCCGCGTTATGCAGGTCAGTCATGGGAATATCCTCAGATGGCGTTGGACGCTGCCCCGTCAGTCAGGGATGCGGAGCAGCGCGATTGATCAACCATTCTTGTTCCAGGGCGCGGAGGCCATCTTGGGCGGCGCGGAAGCGGCCTGCGATGAGGGCGGTGCTGCTGGGGTTGCCGCAGCGGCCGCGGCGCCCCCACCTTCAGGCGGCAAATAAGCAATGGCATTGCTCTCGCCGTAGCCGTTCTTCGGCGGCTTGATCTTTACCTGGATCGTCATCGGGATCAGGTGCAGCTCCTCGCTGTCGCTGACATGCATCCGGCACGTCGCATGGCAGATGGCCGACAGCGTCCGCTGTGCAATCTCGACCGTGGTGGGGTTCGTGTTCACCAGGTTCAGCTGATCAAAGATCTTCCGCCCTTTATGCTGGCCGTCCAAAATATCCAGCATCAGCCAGAGAAACTGCCCCATACCGTTGCGGGTCACGCGCATTTCACTCTCGACGATCTGGGCGCTGTATTTGCCTGCGGGCAGCAGCTCATAGGGGGTGGTGGGTTCAACGCTGGTGGCGTCAAAGGACGTATCAAAACGTGCCATGGTTATATCCTTTCAAGGCAATCATTGGGATTGGGGCATGGCTGCGAGGAACTCTGACCACGAAAGCGGCAGGTTGTCCGGCAGGCCGTAACGGTTTTTGGCAAGGAAGGCGGGACGCTCTTCGGTGTGCATCACGCGCGCACCGGACCCGAGCGCGCGGGTCACCTTCTTGTTGAAGCCGACATCGGATTTGGCGACCGAGATCTGGTAATTGGCAAAAAGAACCACATCCGAATGCTCCTGCAGCAGTGCCGAGGCCCGGGTCTGCAATTTGATCACATACCGATCGTAGGGTTCGTGTTCGGGGCTGTCGAAGCGCTTGATATCGGTATGTGCAATCTGGATGGCGACCATGCCTTTGCGGTCCCGCAGTGCGTTCAGCTTATCGAGATATTCACGCCAAATGGTCAGCGCTTCGGCATAACCCTTGCCAAAGCCCGGGGTTTCGATCGACTGCCAGCCATTGCGTTTGCAGGCCTCAGCCCAGATCAGCGGCTCGAGCCAGTCAACACTGTCAACGACGACCGTGCCGTAATCGTGATCTTCCTCCAGCAAGGCGTCGAGCGCTTGTGCAACTTCGGCATAACTCGTCGCCAACGGAAAATGCGGGACCTGCAGTTTGCCAAGACCATCCTCGGTCATGATGAACACTGGCGCGCCCGCGTCAGCGGCAAAGGTCGATTTACCCACCCCAGCCACGCCATGGATCAGGATACGCGGTGGTTGGAGCACCGAACTGGTGCGCAGAGATGCAAGAGAAATGGCCATCAGCGTACCTCCTCCCTGCCTGAAACCAGCCTAAGCCTTAGCGTCCCCACCTTCACGGTGCGCGCGGGCTCAAACCCCTTGCGCCAGGCCTCCGGCAGAGCGCCATACTTGCGCTCCGAAACAGTCTGCTTGGTGTCGATAAACTCGGCCGGGTTCTCGCCGCTGTCAGCAATGTTCTGGGCAATCTGTGCGAGCTTCTCCTGGTCCCACTCGACGCGCTTGGGCAGGTCTGCCACCACAGTGTAATCGCCATCGACCAGCCGCACAGTGCCGGTATCCTTGCCGCAGCCCCTGCGGGCCTCCTCAGCACGGGTGGCATAACGTACTTCGAGAGCGGCGCCAAACCGCGTGTTGGCCGCTTTCAGCTGTTTATTGGCATGATCAAGCTCGCCTTGAAGGGCGACCAGCAGGTCTACCGGCATCTGCGACAGTTCGCCGGTGGACATGTTGAGCATGTCGTCCACGCTCGGGGTGTTATTGGGATAAGTCATGGTTTCTCCTTTTCGGGGTATAGGTCAAGCGGCTGAAGCAAGTTGCTTCACAGCGGCAGAGGGGACAGCGCAGTTGTGCGGCCGAACGATGGCGACATAGGCAAAGCGATCCGGTCCAAGGCGTTCTTGGACAAGGTGGATGCGGCCAAGCTCACAAAGGCGAAATGCTACACTGGCAGTCGCGCGGAGGTCTTCAAGATCGGGTTTCCTCAGAGTGGAAACGTTCGAGGTCATATCAACAGCCAGAAAGCCGTCGTGATAAACCAGCCGTGCACCAGGCGCCGCCGTATCCACCCAGGCCATCAGTTTGAATTCCGAAACCTTGGGCGCATTGCCTACGAAACGGGTCGTCATGCGGCGCACCGAACGGCACTCAAATGATGAGTAGCGCTGCTGGCTTGTGTATTCGTGACTTCAAAGTCGATGATATCTGTCAGGCGATAGCGTACGTGCCGACCAATCCGGACGAACTGCGGTCCACGACCTTCGGTGCGCCAACGTTCCAAAGTGCGCGGCGCAATGTTCCAGCGCCGAGACAGGAGCTTTGTGCTCAATAGAGAGTTTTCTTGGTTCATAGCGGTCCTCATCACGTTGATGAGAACACCTTGCCAAAGCCTTGGGTTGGAGGTCGTGGCACGAATGGTCGGTAGCTAAAATTAATTTTTGTAGGAAAATCAATGCCCGATTAATTTTCGGTCGGAGCTCCAACCCAATACCAACCAACCACCAACCATGCGCCGACCGAACACCGACCAAATGGGACGATGCGCCGGTCCACAAAATCGAATCTCTATCACATCAGACACAAAAAAGCCCGCTCGCAGCGGGCCTGTTCAGCATGGAGATTAGATGTCAGGTGCCGACGCGCATTGTCACCACCAAGGAGGGCTCCAGCATGTAATACCCCCTACGCCCCGACACAGGATGAATAATGTCTCGCCACCCTTTTCGGCTAGAAAACAAATAGCTGAGCTTCAACGAGGCCGAACCTGCCGCCGTTAAGATTTGGGCGCCACGCTGCTCCGGGTCACCCGTGATGGAACAGATGAACAAATAGTTCAAAGCACGCGCCTGCATATCTGTAAAAAAATAATGCCGCCCATTAAGGTCAAACGACAAAAACCGATCATAATCATTAGCATGTGGAGCGTCGGCAGCCATAATTATCGCCTCAAAATGCTCGCGTTCAGCGGCGCGCACAAGAAGTGCGTCTCGATAAACCACCCAATCTCTATTGCCCTCGAATGTTGCTACCTTACCACCATCTTTGACAAAAGACGAAACAGAACAGGCCTGCTTTCGCAACACGCGCATCGCATCACGCCGCTCCAGATCCACGATGCCCTCAAAATCCAGGTTGGGACGACCAGGCCGATCCTTTCGATCGGCAACCACAAAGGATCCATAAACACGGACCGAGAGGGCAAGCTGGCCCGTTTCTACTACATAGCCCAGCTCAGATCCGGAGATGCCCCAATCCACCAGAACCTCTTGTAGGGTAAAATACTCGCGTGGAATCAACATTGGCAGCCCCCTCTTGTTCATGGATTGTTCTTATCTATTTGACTGTCCTATTTCAACATAATAGATATCCAAATTAGTCCACAACCGACTGGGGATAACCATGATCGTCACGAACATTGCACAGCGATTGAAAGCACGTGCCTTCCAACTCGACATGACCCCCGCGGCCGTTGCAGAGGCCTCAGGCCTCAACCGTTCCTTTATTTACGACATCATCCGCGGCAAATCTGTGCGGCCGAGCCGTTCCAAGCTGCAGAAGGTTGCGGATGTCTTGAAGGTCGATGTTGAATGGCTGATCGACGGAGATGGAACGATAGAGGGCGATGCACCCAAGATCTATTCCCCCGACACAACCTTCGTCGGCATCTCCGGTGTCAAGGCAAAGGCCTCAGCGGGTGGTGGTACGGTCATCCATTCAGAGGATGAGCAAGCCAGTAAACTCTATCATTTCCGGCTATCCTGGATTGAAGACGAACTTGAGGCAAACCCAAAACATCTGAGGATCTTGCGCGTTACTGGGGACAGCATGGTCCCCACACTGAATGATGGCGATACGATCCTGGTCGATATGAGCCGGAAGTCTCCCTATCCGCCAGGTCTGTTCGTATTGCACGACGGCATGGGACTGATGGCCAAACGGATCGAGCATATACCTTCCAGTGAACCACCCCGTATCCGTGTCACCTCAGACAACCCGAATTATTCGCCCTATGAATGTCTTCTTGACGAGGTCAATATCGTTGGCCGGATTAGGTGGTACGGCAGAGTGGTTTAATACACGTTCACGTCAGAGGACGTCACAAACCGACATTAACCGACAACATACTGTTTTTACTTGTCAATACGCACTGAACGTATCCTTTTTGGCCCAAGTCAAAGAGGTCAATTATGAACAATTCATCAAAAAACTGCGGCGCGGGCCCCAACCCCCTGCACCCTGACCGCATGACGGCGCATGAACGCCGCACCGAGCTATATGGCCTGCTGGCCAAGGCCGTTGTGCGCCTTAAAGAGCGCGATCGCGACCATCTATCCCAGAATACTGGAGACTGTTCGCTACACTTCCCTCGCAAACAGAGCGGTACTGCGACTCCAACTCAGAGGAGATTTGCATGACCACACACGAACCCATCCTGACGCGCTTGGCCGCCCTGAAAGCCATGTCTGTCAATGAGCTAAAGGCTGAATGGCAGGCGCTGTTTAACGCCCCTGCCCCAAACAATAGCCACAGGTTTTTAGAAAGCCGTTTGGCTTACCGGATCCAAGAGCTGACCTATGGTGGCCCGGACAAGCAGACACGCCGCATGCTGGACCTGCTGGCCGACGAAGTCGAAGGCACGCTGACGCGCAAGGCCCAGATTGCAGATCCGCGTAACCCGGTGGTCGGGACCAAGCTCATCCGCGAATGGGATGGCGTTGCCCATACGGTGACTGTGCTGAAAGACGGCTTCGATTGGAGAGGACAGCGCTACAAGTCGCTGTCGGCTGTCGCCCGCGCCATCACCGGAACGCGCTGGAACGGCTACCGCTTCTTTGGACTGCGTGAGCGGAAGCGAGGTGAGGCATGACGGACGTTCCGACAAAACCCACCCGCCGCCTGCGTTGCGCCATCTACACCCGCAAATCGAGTGAGGAAGGCCTCGAGCAGGAGTTCAACTCGCTCCATGCCCAGCGGGAGGCCTGCGAGGCCTATATCGCGAGCCAACGCTCCGAAGGCTGGGTCTTGGTGCGCGATCAATATGACGATGGCGGCATCTCCGGCGGAACACTGGAGCGCCCTGCCCTGCAGCAACTGCTTGTTGATATCGAGGACGGCTTGGTCGACGTCGTTGTCGTTTACAAAATCGACCGTCTCAGCCGTTCGCTTATGGACTTTTCCAAACTGGTCGAGGTGTTCGATCGCAACGGCGTGACCTTTGTCTCCGTAACGCAATCGTTCAACACAACCACATCCATGGGCCGCTTGACGCTGAATATCCTACTCAGCTTCGCACAGTTCGAGCGAGATGTCACCGCAGAGCGTATTCGCGACAAGGTGAAGGCCTCCCGCATGAAGGGTATGTGGATGGGCGGCTATGTGCCCCTCGGTTATGATGTCGTCGACCGTAAGTTGGTGGTGAACGAAGAAGAAGCCGCCAAGGTCCGCATGGTGTTTGAACGTTTTGTGGCAATAGGATCCGCGACTGTTCTGGCCCGCGAGTTGCGCAGCGAGGGGTTCCGCAACAAGCAAGGCACGCTGATCGATAAGGGCTACCTCTATCGCCTGCTTAACAATCGCGTCTATCGCGGCGAGGCTGTCCATAAAGGCAAATCCTATCCCGGTGAGCATGAAGCCATCATCGACCCTCGACTTTGGGAACAGGTGCATGACATCATGAGTGAAAGCCCCCGCAAGCGGGCGAACAACAGCCGAACGCAAACGCCTGCACTTCTGAAGGGGTTACTGTTCACTGCCACCGGCGCAGCCATGACGCCATCCAGCACCAAGAAGGGCACGCGCCGGTATCGCTACTACGTGTCCATGGACCTTCTGAAAAACCGCGAAACGCCTAACGATGGTAACCCGAGGCGTTTGCCGGCCGAAACAGCCGAGGCCGCCGTCATTACCGAGATCCGCCGCGTTCTGCAAACCCCCGAAACCACAGCACAGGTCATAGCCGTGCTGGATCGTATGGATATCCCTGAGGCGGAGGCCATTGCCGCCCTGCAGCACTTCCCCAAGCTTTGGGATCAGCTTTTTCCAGGCGAGCAGGCCCGCATCATTCAGCTTCTTGTCAGACGCGTCGCAGTGACTGCTGAAGGACTCGTCATCGACATTCGTACAGACGGCATCGCAGGCGTCATGCGGGAGATGATGACCCCACGCCAGCTTGAGGCTGCGAATAATGGCCGCGCCCGACACCATCCAGGTTTTCGTCCCCCTCAAGGTGCGGAAGAAAAACGGGCGGCCCAAAATCTTGCCACCCGCCGATTACCTGCCCAGCGAGGATAACACCCAAGATCCGCACATCTTGCGTGCCATCGGCCGCGCATGGTCCTGGCGGCGGCGGATGGAAGCCGGAGAGTTCGGCACAGTGCGTGATCTGGCAATCGCCGTGAACCTCGCAGAGCGGCATGTCAGCAGGCAGCTGCGGTTGGCATATCTCGCGCCTGAGGTGCTGAAACGGCTGGCATTTGGGCGAGAGGTCCCGGCCGTGACCGTGATGCAGCTGTCAGAGTGCGCGGGATTGCCGTGGGCGGATCAGGCTGGCGTGGTGTTTGGGGCACCTAATTAACGCAAACGGCCCAAAGACGCCAGCCAAGCAGGCCCGGCACTCACCTGCGACTTCCACCAGAGCGGCCATTCGCCCAAAGTGTGGAAATTTTGAGTGTTGGGGCTCCATAAGACCTTGTTGTTGCTTTCTTTTTCGGAAGAATACCAATGGGATCAGTGCTTTTCCGGGTCACTCGTGTTGGCCTGCTTCCTAGGCCTTATATCCTCGAGCGCTGCGTAGAATGCAGGCAAAACCAGCAGGATCAGAACGGTCGCGGCCAAAAGCCCGAAGACAACCGAGATCACCAGTGGTTTGAGCGTCTGGGCCTGGGTCGAGGTTTCCAGCAGCAAGGGCGCCAT